CCATCAACGTAAGTTACGCCCTCATATTGACCAGTAAACTTAACACCATTTCCAGTCATTAACGGCTCTGATGGATCAGTTAAGTCAAAGTATAAATCATCGCGGCTATCGCCTGATGTCAGAGAAAAGTCTGTATCGTCTTCTTGATTATAAAAATCACTAACAGATTGATCCATCGTAAATTCGTTAGGAGAATCAGTATCACTCTGTGCAACGGTTGTATAATCTTGACCACTGCCTGTGACGCTAAAATCAACTTCAGATATGTCGCTTGTTAGATTTGTCTGTCCAGCCGCATCAAGAGATGCGTTTAGCTCATCGCTACTGGGCGTATAATCCTCTTCTTCTTGTAATGGCCCATCATTATAAATACCGCCATATGGATTTGTTAGGGTTCCATCGCCATTATCTGTCCAACCATAATCAGCAATCAGTATTTTTTCTACGTCAGTAAGAGTTGGAGCTGGTTCTAAAACAGTTGTTGTTATTTCAGGCTGAGAAGCGTCAGTGCTTGTGTCTGCTTCGCTGCCTATGCCACCTAAACCAACGCCGTCAGCGTATGTGTCGCTTCCAGATCCTGCACCAGATAAGTCTAATTCTTGGCCAATTTGAATTTGGTCTGCATTTGTAATGTCTGGATTTGCTTCTATTATTTCAGCAACAGACATATTATTGTCTTCTGCGATCTGAGAGAGGGTATCGTTAGAAGAGACTATGTAGCTGTTGTCATCATTATTGCTGTCATTTGCAAATGTTCCTGCAATGACATTGCCAGTTGAAGATGTATCTCCAGCAGATATTGAAGATCCAGTGTTATCATCAACTAATTGGCCACCCACATAGGAAGCACCATCTCCGGGCGTAAATAGATTGGCTAAAGTTTGGCTAAGTGTATTACTAGGAGGATCATCATCTTTTTCATTAGAAGTATCTGCTGTGGTTGAGCTGCCACCAAAAAGATCACTCAAACTCCAAAAAGCTGGCACACCGCCCGGTCCTGCCACTGGAGGCATACCGCCTCTCATCTTCTGCAACATCGCCTCTTCTTGGGGGTTGATGTAAGACAGCATGTGAGGCTGACCCATGATCTCAGTTTGCCTTGGGATGTTATCAAAAGCAGCCATTGGAACTTCCTTTGGCCTATCTTTCGATTTAAAATCCCAAGCAGCTAAAGACTTAGTGCCTTTTTGCTTCAACCTATTAGCATTTCGCTGGTTTGGCATTTAATTTATCCCAAATTGTCTACTGGATTGCCTTCTGCATCAAAGTATATCGGCATTCCATCTGGTCCTGTTTGACTATACCCCTGCAAATACTGCTCATCTGGGCCTTCAACAGTCAATGCCGCAACATCTTGCGCTGTATTCTCAAATTGCTCTGGGCTTAAAATACGGCCATCTGGCGTCCGATATGCAATTGTGCCATCTTGCAAAGTGATTTGCTGGGCCATTACATCAAAGTTTTCACCGCTCATAAAACGTCTTAAATACTCTGGCATAAACCTATAGCCACCGCCACCGCGTGAAAAACGATCATAATCTTCTGACGTTCCGCGCATACCATAAATGGCATTACGCCTTGCATCTTCGTCGCCGTAATCCACAGCAGCAGTCGAAACTATAACATCATCCGCTGTTTGTGGTCCTGTTGGATACGGCACAGATGTATCTGCAACAGCCATGTTTACCGCTGCATTAATAGCGTCTTGTCCAGAAAGACCACCAACAACACTATCCATATCGCTGTTAAGTGAGCTTTCTGGCCGACCACCGTAACCAAACTTTCCTGTTGCATCTCTTACGCCTTCGTAAATCATGCCCGGAATGGTGTAATTCGCAAGCGCCCCAGCTACTCCAGTTGGCTCCAACCCAGAACCCAATGGCGTTGCGCCTGAAGCATTTGAAATATTAGAAACAAAATTGTCAGTAAGATTTCCGCTGGCCGTGGCTTCTGCCGCCGTAACATAGCCATCTCCATTTAAATCTGCATTTATACCGCCACCTATTGCAAAAACTTCACCTCCAAAGTTTTTACCACCGCCATCAATCATGTCTTGAGCAGCCGTAACTACTGTGCCGTCAGCTCTGGTATATCCCCACTCATCATCTGTTTGAGTTTCGTTGTACGAATCTTTGTTTGGGTTTTCGACCAAGGCAGGCAAGCTATTGGTAAAACTCTCTGGAATATCTCTGCCATCATTTGATTCAGTATTGGCCGATCCTGAAATAACATTTCCAGAATATGTTGTGCCACCAGCTTCTATTCGCTCGCCTGTGCGATCATCAACAAGCTGACCATTTACATAAGACGCGCCATCGTTTGGCGTAAAGATATTTGCCAGCGTTTCTGTAAAGCTGTTGCCGCTATCGTTGTCGTTGCTACTGCTACTGCTACTGCTACTACCGCCACCGCCAAAACACATTATGCCATCCTCGCTTGCTGATTTGGAACAGGCTGCTGTGGTGCAGGCTGCGCCCTTACGTTCATTTGAGGCTGTGGCATTGCATCTGCAATTGCTGACAACCCACCTAAATCCCCAGCGCCCATTCGCTTGCGGATTTCTTCGACCTTATTCAAAAGATATTTATTCATGTCCATAGGAGGCTGACCTTGTGGCCCCCCCTGCATGGGAGGAGGCATAGGAGGGCCACCTCTTGGACCCTGCTGCGCTGGTAACCCGCCAAACGCAGCAGGATTTATTGGAGGAAGTCTATACTGAGGGGGGTACATTATTTTTCATGGCCTCCATCTGTATTTTAGCTGCGTTCTTTTCTCTCTCAAGCTGCAACTCTGCCTCCAACTTTGTGATCTTGGCCTCCATATCGGCTCGCGCCTTGGCCATTTCGATCTCCATATCCTGACGTGCTTCTGCCTCTTTGATCTGAATATTTGATTGCGCCTTGGCTTGATCTGCTTCGATCTGCGCTTTCGTTCTGGCTTTCAAAGCCTCTGTTTCTAGCTGCGCCAACTGCTGTGCATACTGCAAAGGATTTCCCTGCTGACCACCTTTTTGACCCATGCCTCGAATTGCTTCGATCTGCTTCATCTGAGGTGATGCCGCCACAACTTGCGCTGCACGTTGGCTGATTAATCGATCTTGCTCTGGATCTACATCGTTGAACTTGATCTTCATTTCTTTGAAATCTGGCAATGGTGGCAATGGCATATTGACGCTTGCCTCCATGCGCTGACGATACAGCAACGCAATATGCTCTGCGATATGAGCAATTAAAATTGGCTGCATTTTTTTTGCACCCGGATTGCCAGCCAAAGATGGATCTTGAAGGAACTGCATGTGAACCGCAATGTGCGCGTCATGGTCTTGCTCTGGGAATGCGCGTATTGGCCTACCATACATCACGCTCATATTCTCATCGATTGGGTCCATCTGAACCGCCTCTTCAGGCTTCTTCAGGATCTCATCGATATTCGGAATCCGAATGGCCTCATACATCCGCTTGTATGCTTCGTACAAATCATGGAGCTGTGGAGCTGATCGCGCCATTTCCAAAACAGCTTGAGCCTGTGCAATGCGCTGGGCTGTCGAGAAAATGTTTGGATCGCTAACTGGCACGATGTCAATGCGATCATCAAAGTCAGAGCGATAGATGATTTCCGCTGCACCAGCTTGTGCAAAGCTAAACTCATCAGGCAAATTCTCTGCGTTCAGGTTGGCAAGCAACTTGAACTCTTGGCCTTGTGCATAATGCAACCGCTTGTGAATTGCGCTAAAGGCTTTTGACCCCTGTTCAATTAGGGCAACTGTCGATCCAACTGGAGCGTTTGGATTAACGTCACCAACATTGAGATCAGCCGTACTTGCGAAACGCTGGCCAGCCTCAACAATATAACCTAGCAAACTGAACAGGGAACTGCTTGGTTCCTTGAATGGCAATGGCATGATTGCCTTGTTTACATCATCAACTGTGCTGTCGAGATCCACAAACTCGCCCGGATTGATCTGCATGTCGCCGCCATTAACGCGGCCACGCAGCTTAAATCCACCTTGCATGTTGGCAAATGCGGCACTGTCGAGTAGAGCGCGAAGAGATCCAGTAGCTGCTTTGCCCAAACCGCCGATCATGTGGTACAGGCCAAAGCCATAGAAGCCTAAACCGGGTAGGAACTTGTAGCTTACGAACCAGTCACGGCGCTTTTTCTCTTCGTCATCTTGCTTCCAGTTGCGCCGAATGCTGACAACGCGCTGGTTGTCATAGTCAATTGTGATCACATATGGGATTGCAACAGCGTTTTCGTCTGCCTCATCGCTGTCCATTTCTTGGCCATCGATGCCTTCAAACAAATCATAGACGTGCATTTCGAGCAGCGTCATTACATCGTCTTGACTGCCTTCGCTGTATTCATCAACGCCTTCGATCTCTCCGATCACATCATCGACTGGATCTACCGTGTCGCCAATGTAGGCGGTTGGCAGATAATAACCATTCTGAACGTAGCGATTGAAGTCATTCTTTGGCATCCGAATGACGTGCGTGTAGCGCGGTGATGTGTAAAGATCCTTGCTTTCTGGAGCGACCACAAAGTCTTCTGCCTTTACGAACTGGCTGCACTGCCGATCCATGTTGGTATCCCACCAAACCTTTTTAAAAGTGTGGCCGATCAATGGAAGGTGAAACAGCATTTGGTCTAGATCAGGGAAATACTCAGGCATTTCCTGCGTGATCTGGTAATTCATAAACTCGCGCACTCTGCGAGCTTGCTCTTCCATTTGCTCATCTGGATTGCCAATGATGATTGACTTAACTGGACCGCCTGATGGGTACAGCTCCGCAATGGCGCGAGCGTTAAACTGGGTTGCTGCTTCTGCGATCATTGGATGCACAACGACAGAAAGACCGCGAGTTGCGCGTTCATCTTCGCTTTCGTCAAGCCCACCGTCTGGATCTAGGGTCTTTAATCCTTGCTTGTAACGCTGCTCCCATTCGGATCTGGCTTCTTTGTCATTGTCAAAAAATCCAATAAGCTCCTGTGCTTTTCGCACCAGCTCGCGTTCATCGATTGCTTCTGCAAGGTTTTGGTCGAACTCTGCGCCTTCGACCTCCTCCATCATGTCCAACTCTGGATCGCCAATAAGAACATCACCATCTGGAAGTGTCTCGACCATGAGATCGTCGGGTGGAGCGCCTTCGGCAAATGGGATAATGTTTTCTGGTTCAGCCATAGAGCGTCATCCTTTTCGTTTCTACAAAATCGTCATCATCTGGGTCTTCACTATGCCCAACAAACCATCCTTTGCGGAGCCGTAACCATGCCTGTGTGCATGTGTCAACGATGTCATCGTTGGGGTGAGCAGGGAAGGCCGCGCATATATCAATTAAATCTTTAGCCCATTTTCGGCTGGAAGGGAAGAAAATCCTTCCATCTTCCAGAAGAGCGGAGCTGGCATGGGCGCGAGCTTCCTTGTCACGGTCTGGACTGTAGGCCAAAACAGGCACTCCAGCCATGCGTAAATCTTGCAGCAGCGACTGGCCTGACGCCTTTTTTTCGATCAGAACCGCGTCTGGCTCCCATTCTTCGTATGCCTCTTGCGCCAAGCGCCGAAGGTCAGGATAGCTGACCTTATCCCACCATGCTTCCAGCACAATGGCGCATGTTGCACCTTTGTAGGTAAACACGCCCCAAGTGGTTCTGGCGCTAAAGCTGGAGCTTTCCTTGGCTTCGAATGCGGTATCGTATGATTGCAGCACATATTCGATGTCAGGCATTTCCTCCTTTTCCCAAGGAACCCACCAGCTTGCCTTCAGGATTCCACCACCTTTTGGCGATGGTCGCTGCTGTAGCTGGCCTGCTGCTGCGTAAGATCCAAGACTGCGTTCCAGAGTTGTTAAGGTTTTTTCGCCAATTCTTTCTGGCCAAAGCAGCTCGCCTTCGGCTGTTCTGGGGTCTGTGAAGCCCAAAGAAGAGCGTGTAGGCGTTGGGTGGCCGATTTCGTATCGGGCTGGCAAGCATAAATGATCCCACTCTTCGCCCAGCTCATTGGCCAGAATGTGGCCTGTGAGATCCTGTTCATGGACGCGCTGCATGATGATGATGAATGCGCCAGTGCGCGGATCGTTAAGCCGCGTTTGCATTGCCTGATCCCACCATTCGAGAACACCTTCGCGCACTTTGGCGCTGTCGCTGTCCACTACGTTGTGCGGATCATCGATACAGATGATGTCACCACCGTCACCAGTCAGAGCGCCCCCGACTGACGTGGCTATGCGGTATCCTGTCTTATCGTTTTCGAATCTTTGCTTTTGGTTTTGATCGCCAGTCAGCACAAACTGGTCTGCGAAGTGGCGCTTGTACCACGGGCTATCGATCAGGCGGCGACACTTGGTGCTGTCTCTGATGGACAGGGAAGAGGCATAAGAGGCGTACAGAAACTTCTTGTGTGGTTGGTGTGTCCATGTCCATGCTGGCAGCGCAACGGCCACGCTGATGGATTTCATGTGTCGTGGCGGCACATTTATGATCAGGCGTTTGATGTCGCCTTCGACCACTGCTTGGAGGTGATCGCTGATTGCATCAACGTGCCAATTATTTTGGAAGTCTACGCCCGGTTCAATCGTCGGCCATGCGTTCTTCGTAAACTCCCTCAATGATCTGCGGTATTTCTCCGCTCTGACTTGCTCCAGAGTGAGATTGCTCAAAAGCTCGTTCAATTGCTGCGAGTTCATTAACACCAATCCTTGTTAGGTCGAGGGTGACTTTGTTTTCTGTTTCTACTTTATGCTCTTGCTTATCGACCCAGCCAGCGCGGTTTTTTAAATAGAAGATGATGGCTGTGTTATCGCGTTCCAGCGTTGCATTTTCGAAGAGTGCGTTGGTTACTTCTTCGATGCCCAGCGCCTCGCCGCTTTTTATAGCCTCTGAAAACTCTGAATTTTCTGCCTGATAAACGTAGAAAGTTGCTACTGAAATGCCCAATGCTCTGGCGCATTGCTCTCTTGTTAAGCCTTGCGCCATTAGTCTTTCTGTGCGTTGCAGCACTTCTTCATTGATTTCGAACTTTGGTCTTCCGACAGGGTTCTTTGATTTTTTCTTTGCCATATGAATACCTTTCCACTTTTGAATTTAGTTTAGAAGTTCAAAAAAAGAAAGGCCCACCGAAGTGGGCCAGTTATGAGGCGTCAAACAGGACACAGGCGTGAACCTATTGAGCAGTAATTATTGATAGCGTTTTTGGCTGTTTGGGTACAGAGTTTTTTTGCTGACGGTTGGATACCTACGCGGCCAAGGTCGAGGCGATCTGCATCCCAGCATGTTTGCACTGTTATGTCTGCGTCTGTGTATCCATCTGAATGATATGTGAGTGCCTCATCAAGAAGGCGCATTTCTTTATTGGATAGATCGAACCATTTGCCTCTGATTGAGTGTGCGTATTTTGCTGCACGATAGCCGTGCTGTGGATCTCTATTTTCGTTTCTGCGCTGTGTGTCGTGCAGGAGTGCGAAGAGATCGACAACTTTTGTGTTGGCATTTTCTTGTTGGGCAATGTGCCTACCATTTTGGAACACGCGCGCCCAGTGTTGGAAGCCGTGATAACCTTGGTGGTTCATTTGGTACTGGTCGTAGCAGAGTTTTACAAATTGTTTATTTACCATGCGAGCATAAACACCAGTATTGCTATGACTAGGATTGCGAAGGCGCATCCAGCTATGATTTCTTTTGCGATACCGTCTGGCTTTTTATCAAAGATGTGGACATGGCCTTTCAGATCGATAGCGATCCATTGATCTTTATTGGCTGGCAGTTCGCCTTGCTGAGTGTGTACCCAGATGTAATTAGATCCACGGCGTTTGCTGGTATTTTTTTGTATCCATTCTGGCATATCTTTATCGAAGCCAGTGAACTTCCAAGATTTAACGATCATTTTTTACCTCTTCTATGAATTGAGCAATATTTTTTTTGTCGTGAAGTTAGGGGCTGATTGCATAGGCTTCCCATGAATGCCCTTCCTTCGTGGATTACATACTGCTGGCATGTTTCAAATTTTTCTTCTGGTCCTCTTTTTTCCCCTTGATCACATCTTTTTTTTTACCACCAAACATTGCCTTCATAAGAATCCTGCCTTTTTCTGTTAGCTTTATTTCTCTCTGGCGTCTGTCTTCTGTCATCATTTTTATTTCGATTACATCAGCGCCTTCGACATTTCCTCTGCCGTGATCTGCGAGGGAGTGCAGCAGTCTGTTTGTTGT